GACCAGATTTTCACGAACAAAGACATCCAGATCACCAAGTCTCGTGCTGTGCCTTTCCGCTGGAACGGTGAACAGACTCTTGGCGTAAATAACAACGGTCCTGGTTCTCTTAGTATGCGTCAACAGCAGATTGCGCAAGCTTTCCGCACATTGACCAACGAGGTGGAAACTGACCTGTGTGCTCTGTCTGCTACTTTCAGTCGCGCCGCTGGTGCTGCTGGGACGACCCCTTTTGCAACCGCTGGTAACTTCACTGATGCATCACTGCTTGCTAAGATTCTGAAGGATAACGGCGCTCCTGGTGTTGGCAATCGCATGGTTATCGACACCACAGCAGGTGCAAACCTGATTGGCTTCCAGTCACGCATGGACATCGCTGGGCAAGACACAATGTTACGCCAAGGCGTTCTGCTTGACACCGCTGGTTTTGCAATCAGTGAGTCTGCACAGGTTGTCGAAGCGACTAAGGGAACAGGCACTAACTACACGACCGATACAGCAGGATACGCTGTAGGTGACACAGCGATTACGCTGATTACAGGTGCAGACACTGTTGTAGCTGGTGACGCAGTTACTTTCGTTGGTGACACAAACAAGTACATCGTAACAACCGGCGTTGCTGCTCCTGGCGTTATCACTCTTGCCGAGCCTGGTCTGCGTATTGCTATCACCACATCTGCAACGGCTATGACTATCGGCGCTGACGCTACCCAAAATATGGGCTTTGCACCTTCGGCCATTGTACTCGCGTCTCGTATGCCAGCATTGCCTGATGGCGGAGACTCAGCAGATGACCGCATGATGGTCACAGACCCTCGCTCTGGACTGAGCTTTGAACTGGCCGTATATCGTCAGTATCGTCAAGTTCATTATGAGCTTGGGCTGTCTTGGGGCGTTAAGAACATCAAACCTGAGCACACAGCATTGCTGCTTGGCTAACCTTAACCGGGGGAGGTGTAAAAGCCTCCCCTTTTTTTAAGGAAGGAATCGCTATGAGTCTCGAAAAGAGAAAAGTGGTAAAAGTTGCTTGTAAGAAATGTGAAGGAAACGACCAAGGGTTCTATCTTTGTTATGCTGACAGCGTTCCAAAAGGTGCTAAGATTTTCAAGCCAGTAGTAAAGGCAACCAAGCAGACTAAAAAGGCTGAGTAATGTCAGAAGTCAACGCACCACCCACAGACGACGAAATAAAAGCGGTACGTTTTGATATTGACGGCGATCCGTTTCTTGACCAGGGCAAGACGCTACAGGAATACGCAGCTTCGGCCCTTGCTGAGTTCAAGAACGACATTGAGGACGTGCGCGGGTTCAAGTTTACTCAGGTTTTCGATGAAACAGCAGACGAATACTTCAGCGACACAGACGACTACACGCGCAACCTTAACAAGATCCGCAAAGACATTCTTTGCAACCTGACTATCGCTTTAGTCTTCAGGGACTTCATGATTGCCGCGTCTGATGACGTTGAGTCTCGCTGGTTCAATCTTTACACGTTTTACAGGTCAGAGTATGACAACGCATTGAAAATCTCACAACTCGACGTAGACATTGATGAGTCTGGAACTATCACAGAGGATGAGGAGAGGACTTCAGGCCAGAAGTTCTTTAGCAAGTAATGGAAACCATTTTATCCTTTTGCTCGTGGGTCTATAATAGCCATTACTTTGAGCCTGGGTACTGCCTGTTTGGTTGTGTCGTGCTATGGATATCTCATCTAAAAACAGAGGCGCAGAACAATGGCAACTAATGCTACTGAAATAATGGCCGCGGTGGTTGTACTCGTTGAAAATATTACGAGCATCACGCGCGCCTCTGGTGACATTAAAACCAGCGCACCGGGTAGCGGGCAGATAACCGCCGAAGTATTGTACCCTGGCGAAGATTTGAGCTTCTTTGTTGTCAACAATACAAACAACAGAATTGAACATAATATGCCGGTGCAGGTAAAGCTTAGAAGCAGCTCAGCAGACGACGGCGTAATGACAGACGCGCTTTATGATGTACTTGACACACTGACCAAAGCAACAACAAGACAATCACTTGATGTAACCTTAATCACCCCTGAAAGCATTGACCCGATAGAACGCGAAGGCGGGTTATCCACTTCAAGCGTTTTCGTAACCGTGAAATTCCGTCGCAACCGTGCGGCTGTAACATTTATAAGAGTAACTTCATTTGGCGATTCCCGCGTAACCTCTACAGGCGATACAAGAGTAGTAAGCATCTAAGGAGCTAACCCATGAACAGAAAATTAACCTCGTATTATTTCGCGGCTCAAAGTGGCGAAGGTGTTGAAGCTACAATGTCTGCAACTGATGCCGTGGAGATTACCTTTGACAGCGCGGTGCTACCCTTCAAGCAGATGGGTAACGATGTTGTAAGGAATAACATCAGGTCCAGCAACCTGCCACCGAAAACTCTGGTCATTGGTAGTTGGGGTGAGAATCCAGGCGATTTGATTGTCGAGCTTCACGGTTCTGGTACTGTTGGCACTGCACCAGAATACGGCGACATGCTTAAGTCTCTGTTCGGCGATGAGACGGTGGTGGCTTCCACTTCTGTAACTTACTCTATGCCGTCTGACAATACAGGTGATGATACGTTCTACACGATTCACTCTTTCCTAGGCAAATCTACAGGCACAGGGACAAAGGTCTCCGGTGTTGATGCAAGGGTGAGGCTTTGGGGCATTGACGTTGCTGTGGGCGAGATTATCACGCAGCGGTTCAATGCAAAATCACTCACGGCCACAACCTCAGACGCAAACGATCCGAATACGCCGAGCGTTGACGACCTGGCTAATCCATTTGTCGGCGACAGTCTCACGTTTACTTCTGACAGCGTAACCAAGTGCATGAAGTCGGTAGAGTGTACGGTTGAAAGACCAACGGTTATCAATTGTGCGAACGCTGCAGGGATTAGTCAACTCCCTGAAGACTCCCACTTTACCATTGAAGGCTCGATGGTAATTGATGCAGAGGATGACACAGAGATTACTCGTTACTTTGAAGGCACTCTTGGTGATATCGTTATTGCTGGCACAGTGACAAACGGTGCAGTGTCTGAAACCGTAACCATTACATTGATTGATTGCCAGTATGGAGCTATCGACGGTGGCGACGATGACAACAGTGTAGAGTATACCGTACCGTTTACCGTTACAGGTGGTGTTACGGTGGCGTTCACATGAAATTCTTGATTTGGTTAATCGCTGGAACATTCTGCATTATGTGGTTTACGGGGTTTACTTTTTAAATGGCCGCAGGTACTAAAAGACTTGAGATAATTGTAACAGCGACGACTAAGGGCGCTACAAGAGCGTTTAACAGACTCAAGAAGGGCATGAAGTCTGTCGTAAGTGCTGGCAAGAGGGTAGGCATTGGCCTAGCTGCCGGTTTCAGCGTTGCTACTGTTGCCGTTGTAACCTTTGTCAAATCAATGCTAAACGCAGAAGACGCCCTCGCCAAGTCTGCAAGAGCTTTAGGGCTTACCACTGTTGAGCTCGCTTCGTTACGGCAGACAGCAAAGTTCGCAGGTATCGAAGTCTCGGCCATGGACAAGTCTATTCAGTTCATGCAACGGAACATCGCCGAGGCAGCAGACGGAACAGCGGCACAGGCAGACGCATTTAAAGCCCTTGGCTTATCCATAGAGGACTTATCAAAGGCTGGACCTGCTGACGCTATGGCTCAGATAGTTGAAGCCCTTAAAGGCATAGACGACCAGAACAAGAAAACACAGATTTCGATGGACATCTTTGGACGTTCTGGAGCGCAGTTATTAAACGTAACATCAGATGCGTTCAAACGCGGTGCTAAAGAGGCTAAGTTATTTGGTCTTGCAATGGACGAAGTATCCTCTGATGAAGTCGAACAGATAAACGACAACCTGACCACGCTTGGCTCTGCCCTTGGTGGATTCGGTAAGACGATAGTTGCCAATCTTTCGGCACCCTTGTTAAAAGCAACTGAGGCAGCTAAGACATTTGTGGAGTCCGGCGGTCTTTTAAAGTTTGCCAAAACGTTTGCTGACTTCCTGATTAACGTAATTCCAAAAGGGCTTTTGTTTACGCTTAAAGTCGTTAGCAGGGTAGTCCAAGCCTTCCGTGGATGGGAAATGCTCATAACGGAAATGAAGATCCAGTGGTTTGCCCTTGGTAAAGTAATGCAGAGTGCTCTGTTGTTTGCAGCAAGGGGGATAGCTCAGATACTACAAGCCGCTAACATTGGGGGCGTCTTTGACGAACAGATAAGGGACATTGTATCTTTCACACAAGCACAGTCTCAACTAATAAAACAAATTGAAATAGACAAAGACAAAGCAATACAGCAACAGAACAAAA